ATGAAAACTGAGTTAATAGAAAGTTTAGACTTCACCGAGGAAGATTATAATGAAAAAATAGCAGGTGAAAATGTTGCTTCTTTCAACGAGTTTATAGATGCCATTATCGTATTTGTAGAACAAAATGGCGGTACTTTAGAAGATGCAATCATTATGGCTAACGATACTTATTACCAATTATAATATACTATAAGTAATATCAGCCGAGGAGAATTTTTGTAAAAGCAAAGTTTTATTGAGATTTAGCTGATAAGATTTTGAATTTATACAGATTCTTTTGAAATGTGGGTTGATTTAGTTCTCTTTTAAAATAAAAATGTTATGCTATCTAAAGCATTGTATTTCAATAGAACAACTATCTACTTTTCATATATAGGCCTATTATTTTAATATAAATAATAAATATTTTGGGTGTAAAATTTGTAGTTTTCATAAAAAAACGTACCTTTGCACCGCAATTAAGGATGGTTCCGTAGCTCAGCTGGATAGAGCAACGCCCTTCTAAGGCGTGGGTCTTGCGTTCGAATCGCAACGGAATCACTTTCATAAAACGCTGATTATAAATATTTAATCGGCGTTTTTCTTTTATTTATCACATCGCAGGAATTAAAAAAAAAGGCAAAAGCGCTCACTTTTGAGCGAAAAAGCGAACCCAAAACGAACCTTTTATTTTAATTCATTATGGCAACTCTTAAATTAGCAGTAACACCGGACAAGGTAGCAAAAGACGGTTCTCATAAAATAAGAATAGCTCTTGGGCATAAAAGTGTAACACGCTACATTGTCACCCGATTTAAAATCGACCACCTTTCCCAATTCAAAAACGGACAAATTGTAAAACGTCCGGATGCAGCTATAATCAATACGAAGTTACGTAATCTCCTGAATGAATACCAGGAGAAACTTGACAGCATCAGGTGTATTCAGATGTACGATTGCAGGCAGCTACGTGAGATATTGATAAACAGCACAACCGCAGGTCATACTGCCGCTACATTCCAGGCTGTAGCCGGCTCATATATTACTGAGTTAATAGAAGACGGTAGGGGGAATTATGCGAAACTACTTGAACGTAATTGCAGGTATTTCACGGAATTTACGAAAGGAGAGTTTCTTTTGTCAGACATCACCCCGGAGATTATTCACAATTACGCCAGGTTCTTGCGGAACACCAAGAGGGTTGGGGAGACCACAATCGGAATGATGATGTCTCGTACTCGAACGATAATAAATCGTGGGGTGAAAAAACAGCTCGTGAAATATGACGTTTCCCCATTTGCTTACTATTCGATAAAGTCTTCTCCAGTGCGTGAGGTGGATATTACAATAGAGAATCTCCTGAAAATAAAGAATCATTTGCCGAAAGAAAAGAAACTCCGTGTTGCACGTGACCTGTTCATGCTTTCATTCTATCTGGGTGGAATAAACCTTGCAGATTTACTTGATGTAGATTTCCGTAAAACCGATAAGATTGAGTACATCAGAAAAAAAGCCCGTAATCTGAAGTTGGGCGAACAGCGGATTATAATAACCATACATGAGGATGCCAGACCAATCATCAACGACTGGATGAACCGTAATACCGGTAAACTTGATTTTGGTTATAAGTTCACTTATTCTAATTTCTATAGATATCTGACACGTAGTTTGAATACGCTTGCCGAAGAGTTAAAGATAAACCAAAAGGTCGTTTATTATTCCGCCCGAAAAACCTTTGCCCAATTCGCCTCTGAACTCGGCATACCTGACGGAGTTATAGATTATTGTCTTGGGCACTCTGATAAGAACAAGGGTATCATACGCTATTACACCAAAGTACGACAGAAGCAAGCGGAAATTGCAATAAACAGAGTCATTGACTATGTAAACAATCCGGATAAGTACAAGGATTACATCGAGATGCGGGCGGATGTTATGATGATGAAAGGATAAGAAGAAACGCAATCCCCGGTATTCGAGCATACCGGGGATTTTTCATATCAATTACCTATCATCAGCTCCCAATTATCCATAATAGTCATATCCCAATGCGGCACGTCAAATTCATTATTGACCGACACCCCATATACAGAAAGACTCTTGCCGGCACTGTCAAACTCAATCAAAGCCATTTCCTCTCCTTTCTGGATACGAAGATTCATAAAGTCTGTCATTTGTTCCCAATCGGTAGGGCCGATGAATAATGATTCTATGAAACGCCCTTTCACGGGTGCACCAATGGCGGTATCCTTAATGCGTTCCAAATATGATAAAGCCTCGTTGTACCATTAGACAAAGAGGCAAATAATCATCATAAAGGCAAATGTTTCTCTTCTATCTTTCGAAGGTGCTCATTCATTTCCCTTGTGTAGTATTCAATCTCCTTAGAACTTTCCTCGAGTTTGTTCTTCATCGCACGAACATCATTTGTCATACCCCACAATTTGAAGAACAGAATAATTTGCAGAATGCCAAATACTAGTATTACAATGTAGATAATATTGATAATCATCATAGCTATTAATGTTTTGATTTGTAATTTTCATAAGATTTTTGTGCCATATCGAACGTTTGCTCCAATCGGTCGGCGTACTTGAAAATATCATCCAGTGTTTCAATTTTCACTTTTTCTTGCGACTTATATCCTTCTGTCGGGAAATATATGTTCTTCTTTCTGCTTCCAAACGCCAAACGGCATCCCCACCAATATGAAGCATTTCCAACACCTATGGCGAAATAAGATTTGAAATCCTTGTACACAATCTTGTCAGCCTTTATCTTACGTCGAAGGATGCTTCGTATGATATTGTAACCGTCTATCTCCTCCTGTGTTGTGACCACTCCCCGCTCCTTTTCTGCGTACACTATTCCCTCCGGCAAATTATCATCTTGTGGCTCTATTTCTGCCACAGGATCAACCTGTGCGTTGCATGTATCCTCACCCTGTTGGGTGTTTTCGTTTTTTATCGCTACATTTAGCCTATCCGCTATAATATCATTGATAACTGCCGCAATGGTTTTCTTGACAATCGGCCTGTATTGTTCTATTTGCTTTGAAGTTGATTTCCAATCATTCAAGCAGCGAACGAAATACCTCGTAAATTCGTCTCCTGGCGACTGGAAATTTTTTATAAGAATTTCCTTTATCTGTATGGTTATTTGCAGTTCTTGTGCCGTGCTTAGAATTTCCGATTCATTATAGTATGATTTATGGAATTTCTTCATTTGTTCAATGTCTGAATCCGACAAATCCAACATATTCACCACCAAGAATGGTTTTTCATCCATGATATTAGTCTTATCCAGGTCTGCGTAGAATCTGTATTCAATCCCATTGGTTAGCACTCCAAAGCGTGCGTTTGAGGCCGCATAATATTTGGAGAGCTGCGTACTATGCAGGTCGAGTTTCTGTAAACAATGCTTGCACTCGATTAGAAGTATCGGCTTGTTGTCTTTCATAATCGCATAGTCTATCTTGTCTCCACGCTTTGTGAGGTCGCAATCCATTTCCGGAACGACCTCAAACGGATTGAACACATCATATCCGAGAGCCGCTATCATTGGCATGATAAATGCGTTTTTCGTAGCTTCCTCTGTTTGAATGGCGTCTTTTTGTTTTTCAATTCTTTCTGCTATTTGCAGGATATTATCTTTGAAATCCATGATATAGTTGATTTAAGTCTTATGCGTTAAAGTCTTTTCATGCAGCCCAAAACATGGTATATATGCCTAATCATTCGCTTTGGTAATTCCTGTATTCCATATTCAGGAGACTTATTTGTTGGTATCAGTGAATAATTCTCTGGATTTGTTGCCGGTCCAATTCTTTTTATTGTTCTCATTTCATTTGTTGTAACAATAGCATATACTTCACCAAAAGGAATAAACGAAAAATCCTCTATTTTTTTCAAGGCAATCATATCTCCATGAGCTATTTCCGGCTCCATAGAATGCCCGGTAACATTGCACCAGCAAGTTGCCTCGTTATATAATTTGAAATCGATTAGATATTCCGGATTGATGGTTTGGTCATTCAATACTAAATCAAATCCTCCTATGAAGTCAACATTATAATAAGGGACTCCGGTCGTATAATTGATTATAGGGTTAGACTGCTGTGAAAGAAACATATCTCCTTCTCCAGTTAGAAGCCAATCGGAATTCAATTCTGGGAATTTTCTAAGAATATCCGTTAATCCCCTTTTTCCTAAGGAGTCTTTAACTTTACGCACATAACCGTTGGAAAGACCGCAAAGTCTCTCAAATTCAGCAACGGAAAGTCCTTTTGCTGATACAAATTCTAAAATTCTACTATTTACATTCATGATTTAATTGGTTAATAAATGCAAATAATAGGAATTTCCTAAGATTTTCCTATTGCATTCTAATTAATATATCTAAATTTGCAATACAAAAATAAGAAAACAAATCAACAAACTACATTTATGGTAAATAAAAAAATAAAAATGATGCCTACTATTAGAGCATTGGGAAAAGGAGAAGCTGCTGATTTTCCAATAGAAAAGATGCTTTCTGTAAAATCTATCTGCACAAGTCTGTCAACTGCTATGGGTATAACCCTAAGAACCTCTTTAAATAGAGAGGAGAAAATCATTACTGTAATCAGAGAGAAATAAACATAAAATACATCAACTACCTGATTGATATAGTATGATAACAAAGGCACTTGGATATATCAGAAAATGAAAAGATACAAATCTATGGAGATGACGTGCACGCAAAATTGCAACAACATGTAAAATTATCGAAGTAAAGCGACTCAAGGACGCAATAATATAAAAGTTCAGTTCTATGCTAAATGAAGATGTTTTAAAAATCGTATTGAACAACAAGACTTTCGGGCGCGATGAAGCTGCCGATATTGTCGGTGGGTGTAGATACTAA